CGGGATTGATGCCCATGGAGAGAATAGTGGACACTTCAATCAACTGGCACAACGGTGTTTCATATTGTTAAAGTTTGCATGTGAGAATTGCTCACGATTGACTAACTTGAACATACCATAATCATTCACGCGAACATAACCTTCACCACCACATTGTTTGTTATCAATGTATGCTTTCGGTCCATTATTACGACAGAGATAAAGCATATCCTCCTTGATAGATTTGATGAGGAACCAGTAACTAATCAAACGTGAGTTAGTGAAAGAATCGGGATCAACTTCACGACCTTCACGAATACAACGGTTTAAATCAATCTTGATCTTTTCTGCTTCAAATGGTTCTGCAAATGTTACCAACTGGGACATTTGACGTGCGAAACCAACAATCTCAGAGAAATCTTCATCAAGTTGCCATGCACGAGGTTGCACGAACTTACACGTCTCAGTATCATCAAAAGGATAAGATTTGTCAGTGACAAAAGCATCCTTAAGTTCACTCGTCACAGTATCATAGAACGTGTGAGGTGCGATGATAATGTTCTGGTCAATTACTTCATCAAAAATGTAAGTAATCGTATTGGGGCAAAAAGTATCATCACCACCAAACCCAATAAAATCACCTTGAACAATCCCGTCGTAATCAGGAAGGCAATCAAAACAATGGTGTAATATATCAGCAACAACCCCAGAATGATTCCGATCAATGTCATCATGCGTTTCATTGATTTTGATCTTTACTTTATTGAAGACAGATTTTGTACCGACAAAGAAATTACCAGTCGCAGGATTTGTTCCCCAAACAATAGCAGGAGAACCATCAATTTTCACCGAAAGTTCACTCTCAGCAAGGAACCAATCCAGAACAGTAAGATCACCAGTCAGAATGGAATCTTCAGGGTGTTGCAAGTGTGTATTTTTCATTGATCAGAACTCCAGATAAGATTCAATCGCTTGGTCAATACTTTCAGACAAAGATGTGGGTGGTTCAATGACATCAAAGTCACCCAGATCGCACTCGTAATAGTCACCGAGTTTCAGTTCAATCATGGCACCATCAGCACCATCCTGATAGAGAGATCGTGCATGTTCATCTTCAACAACTACCACACGACGGGCAGTAAGATCAACCACCAACATGTAGTCAAATGTTTTCAACTGTTTGAAATCTTCAACAGTTTTCTTTTCACTGAGAAAAGATTTGACTTTGAACTTCTTAGTGGCATGAATGTCCTTACGTTTGTAGAACAAATTCTTGCCCATTTTCATTTCAATCTTGTCATCACCATAGACAAAATCGTAACCAGTCTGATCTACACGAACCAGACCAGAATACTTCGCAAGTGCTTTCTCAACAGCAGTTGCACGGGCAAAGTTATCAGCATTGGAGGAGAATCCTGGATCATTGTAGAGAGAATCCACGACACCAAACACTTTGCCCCATTCAACCTGGGATTCAAGGTGATCAATTAAGTGCATGAGGTTGTGCTCCTTTGACTCTCTTAAGATAAGGCATCCATCAACGGATTGCAAGTGATAGTGTCCTGTTCGGCAACTGTCACACCATCAATTCTTTCCTTTGCTTTTGCAAAGTAATTTGTATCACTTTCTATTCCAATAAAGTTGCGATTAGTATTCACGCAAGCAACACCAGTTGTACCACTTCCCATCGTATTATCCAGGACAGTATCACCTTCGTTGGTATATGTCTTCACTAAGTATTCCATAAGATCAACAGGTTTCTGCGTTGGATGTAAACCCTTCTCTTGTTTGAATTTTAAGATGGTCTTAGGGTATCGTGACCCCTCTGGGTTGTCACGATGCTTAGATTGCTGTTTACCATAAACCTCACCAATCTTTGCAGTCTCAGACTTAAACCCACTGTACGGAGTTGAATACCACATTTGAGGATTATATGTTGGTTTCTTTCTATAAAACACCAAAATGTTTTCATGACTCTTAAGAGGCATAACTTTAGCGTTCATAGGATTAGTTCCCTGTGGTTTTTCCCAAATCCATTCATACTTAAAGTTCTGAATGTTTGAGGCAGCAAGGATCGTGGTAAAAGGTTGTGCAGCAGTGAATACCATTGCTGCGTTTTCTTTACAGATACGATTATATTGTTCCCACAACTTATCCAATGGAATGATACTATCCCATTTGCAAGCAGTTGTACCATAGGGCAAATCTACCAGCAACATATCAACAGAATTGTCTGCAATAGTAGGCAGCAATTCTAGACAATCACCAAGTAAAAGATTTACCATTCGGTTACACTCTTGACGAAAGAACATTCTAGCAGACTTGACACCTTTGTGCAAATAAAGTCATCATTGCCAATACTTTTGCCACCTTGTTGTGCAGCAAAGCAATTCTCTTCAGATTCAAGATGCTTCAGAAAATCTTCCTTAGTAAACCAGAAGAATCGGCAATCTTCTTCCTTCTCATTGATACCGAAGAAGACCAATCGTTCCCAATCTTTATCCTTAGAAACGTGATTGATGATAAATTGATCTGATTTTACACCACCTTTCTTCTTATCTCTAGTTGCAAGAGAAAACTTAATCTCAGTGAGAATATCATCAATTACACGATCATGTCCTGCAGTGGATGTCTTTGCACGTTTGACATCACACAAGAGGACATTTGCGAAAAACTTTGACACAAACCGTTCACCAAATTCTCCCTTCTGTTTCGGAGACATGTGAACATATCCTTCAAAAGGAGTGCCCACCCAAGGATCTTTTGCGTTCTGGTTGATGTACTCTTGGAGAGAACCGTCTTCAAAAAGAGAACTAAACATCATTGAACCGTTATGTATAACAATGGGGCAATTCAGAGGTGAGTAACTTTATTCAATAACATTTGAGGGAGGTTTCATGAGTCTTTCGACTGCAGATTGTGCCTCCTGTCTCCTCTCTGCTTCGTTAATTTCAGAGAAGATATTGATAGTGGAAACGAACAATGAACCGATTGCGATGAAGTAAAGAAAACGAATCATGATGAATTAGTTAAAACGACCGTCAGTGAAGTTAGCGTATGCGAACTCCTCACGATTTACAAGTTTGAATGATGCAAACTGGTTGTGGAATACATAACCCTCACCGTCAGTTTCTACGTCCTCAAAGATGAAACTACGAGGTGCATCATTGATAATCATGGACTCCATGATGTCCTCTTTGATCTCAATGATCATCTGGTAAAGATTGGTGAGATAGACACAACCAAGGATGTCAAACAGGTTGGAATCAGTCAACTCACGACCCTCTTTGATCAGAGTGTTGATACGTTGTTTCGCAACATTTGCTTCCTTGGTTGTCATGAACTGAACCTTAGAGGTATCAAGTTTAGGTGCAGTTTGCTCAGAAGGAAGACGATCAATCGCAGGTTGCACCCACTTGATGATAGCGGTGTCAACAAAGATCTCAGTCAGTGGTTTACAAACTGCGTTAGAAAGAAGACCATCCTGAGTGATAAAAACTTGAGTGTGAGGTGCGATCACCAGTTTCTGTGAAATCTTCTCAGGGAAGAGATAAGAAATGGTGTTCTGTTTCAGGACATTAGTGCGACCGAAACCCAACCAATCACCCCAATAGATGTTCTCTGTGCGAGGGAGATACTTGAGACAATATGACAGGATCTCAACGACTTCTATTTGATGACCAAAATGAGTGAAGATGTCGTCTGTGGTATAACAAAGACGAATCTTTTTCTTGTTAAATGCTGCTTTGGTACAAACAAAAAACTTACCATTATCAGGATTAGTGCCCCAAACTAGAGACATTCCATCCATCTTCATGGTAATATCTGCGGGTGCAAAGAGTGCATCAATCACAGAAAGATCACCAGTCAGGATAAGATCTTCGGGATGTTCGAGATGGGTGGAAGTCATAATTTAGGTCAGTGTTACATCAATGAGGCAGTTTCGAGGTGAGTAACAATAATCACCAAGACTGTTGATTGACAGAGTTAATAATCACTCTATTTGTGGGATACCGTGCTTCTACAAGTTCTTTGATAAATGAACGCTCTGCACGGTCAGATTCGATCTCAAAGTTATGTCTTCGTCCATGTCTATCATACCATGCACCTTTGCAATTGTAAATCGTCATTACCAAATCTCCGTGAATCGTTTGTGAGTTAATTTAGTCATCCTACCATCTTTGAGCATATTATCACATACTTTGCAGAAAACTTCAAACTTTTGTTCTCTGGTGAGAGTATCTGCGTACTCACAATTTTTCATGATTTTGATCATGTATTTTTTGGATGTGATCATTTGTCGTCCTCAATCATTCGTGTGAGAGTTTCATGAATAAGTCTAAGACTAGATTTTGAATAACCAACTGCATATGGTGCAGTTTTCTCTACATTACGAGGATCATAGTTGTCCACGTTGTAGTCAACACCAGACACAATTCTCAGTGTGTCTTCAATACCTTCGAGAAGGATTTCCAGTTCGTATTTGTGAATGGTGATCATTTTTGTTCCTCAAGTTCAATACATTTGTCCATGATTTCACGGAGTTCTTCTACTTGTTTGTAGAAATCTTCCATGTCATAAATCTCACCTGGTGAGTCTTGG